ATCCATATTGTTAAAAATACAACAGGCCTGCCACAGTGTAGACGGCAACGCCTTCTTCCTCCACCCAAGATGCCACCAACTGCAGTACAGCTTCACATAAATGAAGATGGCAATAAATATGTTGCTTCGCAAAAGTTAGCGACGATTCGTAAAGCGTTAATGGTTGTCATGCGTCGTTATGGCATGAGCCGTAAGGAACGTCGGGAAATTTAACTAAGAGGTTGGCCGGGAGCTTTATGCTCCCGGCTTTTTGAGGTGTGAAATGAAAAATTGGAAAACGTACATAGACGAAGCAAGAGGCAAGTCAGTCGAAATGATCCTTGAACACGGCAAGCGCATTTACGAATACCAGCAGTCAGAATCCGAAGTGGTACAGGGCGGTTCCGTATTTTCTGAGCGAATGAATGATTGGTTTGGGATGTCTCGGAGTTCATCAAGTCATTGGGCGCTTATTGGAAAACACTATTCAGAACTATTTATTAGTAATAAACAGTTACCTGCCAGTTCCCTTTCAATTTATCTTTTGGCGTCCAAGGGTCTTATAGCGAAGGCAAAGCCGACAATGACGCAGACAGAGGTTAGGGCAATGATTAAAGATGTCAATGGAAAAGAGCAAGCAAAAAAGATTTCGCGCAGTTGGATTGGCATTGCCTTAAAAGAGGGCATCTTGACTCCAAATCAACTTAACAGCAAAACAAAAAAGAAGGTACAACAAAACCTTCAATCTATTGATCCAGAAATAAAGTTTTTTAGCAAAGGGCCAACGAAGGAAATGGCGGTTAGGATAGAAGACGCTTGCAAGGAACTTGCCGCAAGGAAAATAACGTCTGACGAAACAACTGCCGCACAAACGGTTGCCTACGATATGGCAAATGACTTACCAAAAACCGCAGAGCAGAAATTAGATTCTGCAATAAGGGCGCACAAGCGGTATCTTGATTTAAAGTTTGAGGATCGAGTGGCAGAGCAGGTAAGAATAGATTTAGAACCTATGCTTAAAATGTATAACGAAGAACACGAAAAGCACGTTAAAGCCAATAACTCGTATCGTGGCGTTTACGAATTAAAGGAATTTAAAATAATTCTGAGCGCCCTTCATGCTGACAAGTATCAGGGGCTTTCCGTTACTGACATCAAGCGCCTAAACAATGCGTTTAATCTGATTAAGTTGAAAGAATGGGAGCTTGTTGGGTCACAGGGTGATTCTGGGTCGAATAATTCATTGCCAAAGACTGTTGTCGATTTGATGCAGATGCGGAAATAAGGAGCATGAAATGAGCAACGAACAGAAACAAGATATGTCACCCGACAGGGCTTTGTACTGGTTAAGCACTCATGCAGATGATATTGCCGATGCTTACGGAAGGATGAAGCACGCCGACATTCAACGCAAGATTGTACGTGCTGAACAGTACGACAAGCACCTTGGGACGAACCAAGACCGCGCTAACAAGGCAATTCAAACGTCCGAATATGCCGAGTCGTGTGAAGCGTATAAAAACGCCTGTGCTGATTACATGAAGTTCAGCGTACTCAAGGAAGCGGCGGTTTTGAAGATTCAACTCTACCAAAGTCGGTTAAAGCATAGCCGGGAGGGACATCCATCGTGAAAAGATTTTGGGAAAAGGTAAACAAACGCGGAGTTAATGATTGTTGGATTTGGACAGGGCAGACAGATAAAGATGGTTTACGATGAGACACCTTGAAGATGGCGAACAAGAATGTTTGATGCGATGGGCAGAACTAACACCAATACCCAATAGCAATTTGCGGGTGTCTGATTTCCTGATTGCCATACCGAATGGTGGTCGCCGCAACGCGCGCGAAGCGAAGCGATTAAAGATGCAAGGCGTAAAGTCTGGCGTTTCGGATTTGTTTTTAGCGTTGCCCGTTGCCAGCATCTCAGGTTTGTGGATTGAAATGAAAAAGAGTCGCAAGGATTTCAAGACCACTGGCGCGGCAAACAGCGCAGTTCGCGATAGTCAAAGAGAATGGATTGAAAAAATGAAAAGCGTTGGTTACTTAGGCACAGTTTGTTACGGCGCTGACGAAGCGATGGCGGTTATAAAAACCTACTTGGGTTTGAAGTAATGCCGAAAGCGCCGACGAAAGACGAAAGCGACAGGATGTATGCCATATCATATTACTGTGGTTGCTTGCCTTGCCTTCTCCAAGACAATCTCAACAGTCAATGCGACGTACACCATCTGACAAGCGGAGGTCGGAGAATCGGTCACTCATACACCTATGGCGCTTGTCCGTATCATCATCGCGGCGTGATTCAGTACGCAGACGAACGAAAGATAAAGGGGCCAAGCATGGCGACTGACCGACGCAACTACGTTGAACGCTTCGGTTCTGACGATGTTCTGCTAAAAGTTCAGGACTACATATTGGAACAACGAAAGGAAGTTCGTTGGTTTGAGAATGACCTTCCTGTGTTTGTTGCAGAAAGCGCCCGAAAGTACTGGCGAGATTTGCTACAATGAACCATCCACGAAGATTATTCACGAAAAGCATAAACTTAAACCGTTTGGCGCTGATAATTGATTTGCGCTATATTCCAAACAAACGGAGGTATCGCTTGTGGAAAACGGCAGACCATCTAAACTAACAAAGCAAACTCACGAAAATATTGTTTCCGCTATACAGCGCGGGGCATATATAGAAACAGCGGCGGCAATGGCTGGGATTAACAAAACCACGTTCTACGGATGGATAAAGAAAGGAAAAGCCATTAACGATATGCTAGACCAAGCATCGGAAAATCAAAAACCCGCTATAACAACACAAGACGCAAATCTTGTAAATTTTTACAACTCAGTACAAAAAGCACAAGCAGAAAGCGAAATAAGAGATATTGCGGTGATAGATAGCGCAGCACAACAAGGTCAATGGGCTGCCGCAGCTTGGAAATTGGAAAGAAAACACCATAGCCGATGGGGTCGAAAGGTCGCTGTGACAGATGAACAAGGCGGCAACTTCTTCGATGGAATGGCAAAAGCATGGGCGAACGCACTTGCTGCTGACGTTAACAAACTGCCAACCATAGAGGGCGAATCGGTAAAACTGATTGAAGACTAGGAGGCAAAATGCCAAGCGGAGTATACGAACGAAAGACAGAAACCGAACGATTCAGCGATCGGTATGAAATAGTTACTGAAACTGGATGCTGGATTTGGACGGCCGCAGCAAGTAAAAGCGGATATGGAAAGTTCTGGCATGACAACAAAGATGGCAGAGCGCATCGCGCTTCATACGAACTACATCACGGAAAAATACCTGATGGGATGCAAGTCAATCACCATTGCGACCTCAGTTTGTGCGTCAATCCCAATCACCTATATCTTGGAACTCAAAAGCAAAACATGGTTGATATGGCAAGACGCAAGCGCACCAGATGGGCGAAAATGAATGCTGGCAGCAACTAAAGACCAAGACGATTACATTTCTGTAGCTAGAAAGCGCGCCATGTATGACCCGGTATGGTTCGCGCGCGAAATATTGCAACTCAAAAAACTACCCGGCGAACCAGCACTAACCGAAGACCCTAACCTAAGTTGGGAACTTGACGAATGGACTTGCGAACTGCTTGAAGCGGTTGCGGATATTGTTAGATTCAAGGAAGGGTTAGATACCAAGTTCAATCACGAAGGGTTAAACCAAATCACAATCCGAGCGCCTCACGGCCCCGGTAAAACGTTCGGTCTTGCCTTGCTGATGCATTGGTTTGGGTTCTGTTTCTACGGTAAGAACCCTTGCACAGCGCCAAAACTACAACAATTGAAGCGCCGCCTTTGGCCTGAGTTTCGCAAGATACGCCGCCGCGCCATTGTCGGTTACTCCGATTTGACTGAAGTACAAAGCGAAACGATTAACTGGATAGGCACCAACGGCAAGCCTGACCCCGATCACTGGTCGTTTATGGAAACGGCAAGCAGTCCTGAAAACCTCGCTGGGCTACATGATCGCTATATGGCGGTGTTCGTAGATGAAGCGACAGGTGTAACAGAGAATCTTTGGCCCGTTATTGAGGGTGCTATCTCAACGGGTAAGTTCGTCATACTGGTGATAATCAGCAACCCAACCAAGCTACAAGGCACGTTCGCCGCCAGTCACTTGAAGCCTTTGGTATCCAAGCATTGGTACAAGATGCACATAACGCTGGATAAAACAGCACGTGTTTCTAAAGACTGGGTTAAACGCATGGAGGATAAATACGGCAAGGGTTCGCCTATTGTCAAAATCCGTTGCTATGGTGAGTTTGCCGAGGAAGATGAAAACCAGTTGATGTCGATGACATGGTTAGACGATGCCAAGAACCGCGAAGTTGTTGAGGATGGGTCAGTACCGTTTACCCGAATCAGCGTCGATGTCGCTGACGGTGGTGCTAATTTCAGCGTCGTTACTGTGGCAAAGCACTATCAAACGTTCACTCATTTAATCAAGCAATTCCAATATAACTTCCCATCTGGGCAGTCTGTAAGCATGGTTGCGGAGGAAGTGGCGCGACTATGGACGCTGTATAACTGCCAGAACTCCGCGTCAGATGATGTCGTTGTTGATAGTCTTGGCGTCGGCGCTGGTGTATGCTCCATTTTAATTGATAAGGGATTACCTGTAATTCGGTACGTCGGCGGGTCGAAAAGTGACAACTCAGACCTTTACCGTAATCGCCGGGTTCAATCCTTTTTGGTAGCACGTGATAAGTTTCGTAGTGGTGCAATAGTCTTTGATGATGATTTTGTAGACTACGACGAATGGGATGATGTTTATGGACAACTGTGCAGCATACGGATTCGCGTTGGCACAGAACGCCATGAAGATTTGCTAACCAAGGAACAAATGACAGCGCAGAAAATAATCAGTCCTGATCGTGCCGACTCCATTGCAATGCAATTCGCTACACAAGCGCCCGAAATGTCAGTTGGACAATTAAGCGACTATTTTGCAGGACAGACAATGGAAACCGCATTCTATGATGGATCAATTACTTAAGCGATTTAGGTCACAGCCCGAAGAAATAGTCATACCGATGGGCGATGTTGGTTGGTCAGAATCCCGCTTATACAATGGCGACTTCCCGAAATACAACCCAGATGAGTTGATTGGTCGAAAGGGTTACGGCATCTACCGCAAAATGATGGTGGATGAACAGGTTAAAGCAGTCGTTAAATTCAAGCGCGATGCGATCACCAGTCGTGACTTCATATTCCGTATTGACGATGACCGGTTAAGTGCAAGCGAAAGCGAGCGCCGCGTAAACATCTACGAAGAAATGATTGATGTAATGGAGGGATCATTTAACGATGGTCTTAATTACATTATGACTGCGATGTATCAGGGCTTTTCGCTAACTGAGCAAGTGTTCGATTTGTTTGAATACGAAGATAAACCTTATATGGGTTTATCTCGGCTTAATCCTAAGCCTTACGAAACGTTCCGATTCAAGCTGGACGAATACGGCAACATCAAAGAATGTATCCAAGAATTAGACGGTAAAACGCAGGTTATCGACTTATCAAAATTCGTTTACTTCACACACAACCCTGAGTTCGATCAGCACTATGGACAGTCAGAACTTCGCGAGGCATACCGAAGTTATTACAGCAAAGACATTGTTATTCGACTGTACAACCAATTCCTAGAACGCTTTGCTGGCGGTTTCGTCGTTGCCAAACCCACGGAAGGTATGACGCTGACGCAAGGAACCAAGGAATACAACGGCATACTTGCAGCTATAAACAACATACGCCAACAGACCAGCATCCTTTTCCCGGCGAAGATGGATTTGGAAGTACACCAACCCCAATCGACTGACCAGTTTGAAAAAGCGATTACCATGCACGACTTGCAGATTGCCAAGGCGTTGCTGGTTCCTAACCTATTGGGCATCACCCATCAAGGCGATACAGGCAGTTTCGCTCAGGCTAGTACGCAGTTAGAAGCGTTCTTGTGGACGCTAGACGCAGACGCTAAACGGTTAAAGGATGCACTCAACGAGCAAATCTTTATGCAGTTGAATCGCATAAACTTTGCTGATGGCATAGGGCCGCGTATTCATTTCAAGCCTGTTAGCGAACAAAAGAAGTTTGACGTTATCCGCGTATGGTCTGACCTTGTAGGCAAGAAAGCGGTTGAAGTAACCGACACCGACGAAGATCATTTGCGGCAGATGTTGGACTTTCCCGACAAAGGCGAACCAGTAAGCAAGCCAGTTGAAGTAGCGCCTGTAATGCCAGCCGAAGAACCCGACGAAAACCCCGACGAAGAACCCGCCGTATCAGGTGACGTTGAACAACCCGTAGGGCAACCCGCCGTTGATGATGATGTTGCGGATATGACTGTATTGGGCAAGCCTAGTGGACAGATTGTTAGCAATGCCGCGTTTACCCGCGCGTTAAAGCGTGTCTCGTTTACGGTAATCGAACGAAAGACGCAAGGCATCGAGACACAACACACCGTCACTATCGAATCATCTTTGGCAGATATGTTAGCCAACATGATTTTAGAGATTGAGGAAAAGCAATTAGGCACACCAGAAGGCGGCATAGACAACATTCACAAGCTCGATTTCAACGGATCGGACAAGACCAAGGTACGCAAGACGGTTGACGCGATGCTTAAAGACGCATGGAACCTTGGATCAAAACACGCTAACGACGAAATAAGCAGCGCCAAAAAAGAACCATTCAAAGCCAACATGAAGCGCATCGCAGACCTTGCTTCTGACTTCCTGAAGAACAATGGATTTGTGATGATGGGCAATCTAAGCGGATTGATGCGCGCCGAAGTGCTAAACATCCTGTCTAACGGGGTTAAATACTCATGGACAACGAAAGACATGGTGCAAAAGATATACGATACGCTAACCAGAAAAGGCGTGATAGCGTTAGAATCAAACGGTATGGCAACAGCGCGCGCCGTTGAAGAAGTAGCCGAAGCGTTGCAAATGACAACAGGCGGCACTCACAGAATCGCTACAGTCGTTCGCACCAATGCCTTTGAAGCGATTAACGAAGCGCGTTACAGCGAATTTACCGATCCGGCATTGGATGACTTCATTGAAGGGCTTGAGTATTCGGCCATTCTGGATGATAGAACCACGCAAATATGTACGCATTTAGATGGACGTATCTACCCGAAAGACAGCGGCGAATGGGATTCGATTCGACCACCCAACCACTACAATTGCCGTTCCTTGCTTGTGCCGGTTACAATAATCGACGAAGTTAAAGGCAAGGATTCAGAAAAAGGCAGTATTTACTCTAAACCAAGCAGCATAAGCCCACAGGATGGGTTCGGTGGAGAAACAGGATGAGTGATTATTGGATACATAAATTTGGACGCAACGCCGATGTTGATGGTGCAGAAGATATTTGGGATGGTGGCAGTTACTATCTGTTTCCTACTGTTGCGTTTGAAACGCAAGTTGTAGGTTTAGCAAACGACCATCCAAGTAGCGATGGTGTTCATGCAATAAAAATTGAAGGGTTAAACGCAAACCATGCTCAAATAACCGAGGTCGCAACGTTAAATGGTGCAACTCAGGTAACGTTAGCGAACAGCTACTATAGAGTAAATAGGGCTTATGTGCTGGCGGTTGGTACATCACTGGTTAATTCAGGAAACATCATCGTATCGCATACTGGTTCCGCAACATTAGCGAGAATCAGTCCATTGGAAGGCCAAACTTTGCAATGTATATACACTATGCCAGCGGGGGTTACAGGCCACGTTGTGGATTGGCATTGTAATGCTGGGCGCGTTGGTCAGAAAACCGATATTGAAGCGGAAATTAAATTACAAACGCGAGTTGAATCTCAAGGTTGGCGTACTCGCGGATTGATAGAAATGGAAGACGGATTTGATTACGTTCGTAAATATGAATCACCTAATGCAATAACATTACAGCCAAAAACAGACATTAGAGTACGAGTCACGGCGGTTAGCACTGACAACGTTTCAGTCAGCGCCGGGTTTGAAATTGAAGGCTTTGAGGACGTAAGATAATGGATTTAATTGGCAGAGAAATATTTGCAGTCGGCAAGTGGAACAACATGGAGTTCAAGGAAGATGACCTTGATGAAATTGTTGCGAACTTTGAAACGCTAAAAGACATCCACAAAGTGCCGTTGAAGTTCGGTCACAATGACGAACAACCCGCGCTAGATGGTCAGCCAGCTATTGGTTGGATTAGCCGGGTATTCCGTGAAGGCAATAAGTTGTTCGCAGATTTTACGAATATGCCAAAAGTGGTTATGGATGCCATTAAAAACAAGTTATACAGAACCGTATCAATTGAGTTGTTGTTTGACGTTGACCATAAAGGCAAACGTTTCGGACACGTTCTCGATGCGGTAGCATTACTGGGGGCCGATCAGCCAGCGGTCAATACGTTAGAAGATTTGTCGAAGTTGCTTGCAGCGCGAACCAGTTTTGCTGGTGGTCGCCGCGTAAATTTTGAGACAATCGCAGGTAAGGGAACACAAACTATCACCCATAAGGAGGAAAATCTTATGGACGAAAAAGAACTGAAAAAGTTTATTTCGGATCAGGTAGAGCTTAAAACTGCGCCTATTAAAGAGGAACTTAGCGAAGTCACAAAAGAGCGTGACGAACTTAAGTTCCGGGCAGAGGCGGCAGAAAAAGCACAAGCTGATTTTGAAGCAAACGTGAAGAAAGAGAAAGTTGTGTTGGCGCGTGAAACCGTCACCAATATTCTCGATACGGCAGTGCGTGAAAAGAAAATGACCCCGGCTATGCGTGAAGTTTACGCCAAGCAAATCGGTGTTGATGACGATAATCGCGTTCTGGAAATTGAAATGGATAAGGTCAAGTTAATGTGCAGTGCAACGGTTGATGCTGGTGAACAAGGACGAAGCAATGAGGATGAGAAATCATTTGAAGACGCTTCAACCGAGTTGACTGCTAAAACCCATGCATACATGGCAGAACACGGCGAAATGAGTTTCACTCGCGCGTTGGTTTCCGTGGCACGTGCTAACCCCGACCTCCACAAACAGTACCTTGACAGCAACTTAGGAGACTAGACGATGACGGTACAAAGACATTTCGACACAATTACCGTTACGGCGAGTCAGGATTTGACCGGACACCAATATAAGCCAGTGGATTTGGCTGGTGGTGTTGGGGTTACATCCTTGCTATCTGTAGGTATTTTGCAAAATAAGCCCAACACTGGCGAACACGCTACGCTTGCGTATCGTGGTCAGATGAAGGCATATGCGGGTGCGGCTGTAGTTAGTGGCGCGCTCATTGGTGTAACTGCTAGTGGTTTTATGATTACAGTTACGGGTTCCGCTTCTGTAGGTTATGCAAAAACTACAGCGGCATCTGGCGATCTCTTTGAGTTCGTTGGCTCGTTCCCTGCTGATAAAATCGCTTAAGGAGGTTTTGACATGGCACAAAGTACAGGTAGAGACCTCCACATCGACGTTTTGCTTTCTAATGTTGCTATCGGGTATATGATGGAAGATACCGTTGCAGGATTGATTGCTCCCGTTGTGCAGGTAAATAAGCAATCTGACGCTTACGCAATCTATTCACGTGCTGACGCACTACGAATTGAGGACGCGCGTCGTTCACCCGGTACGGAAGCCAACAAGGTTTCCCGTTCACTCTCAAGTGACACCTACATCGCTAAGAATTACGCGCTGAAGTATCCAGTCACTTTGGAAGATCGAGAAAATGCCGATCCGATTCAAAAGCAAAATATCATCAATGATGGCGCGCAGTATATTACTGACAAACTGAAATTGGATTGGGAAAACCGTGTAAGCGGTCAAGTCAATTCAACGTCTAACGTTGGTTCGTCTGCCGCTGTTGCTAGTGAATGGGACGCCGCTGCATCAAGCGATCCATTGGGTGATATGAATACTGCCCTTGATGTTATTCAAGATCGCACAGGCAAGCGAGGAAACAGAATTGTAATGGGTGTCGCCGCATGGCGTTCGCTCCGTCGCAATGACCAAATCCTCAATCGTTTGTTCGGTTCAAATAACGGTGGTGGTTACGCTAGCAAAGAACAGGTCGCTAGTTTGCTGGAAATTGATCAACTGCTAGTAGCAAGTGCTTACCAGAACACTGGTAACGAAGCACAAGCTGAGTCGTTGTCAACACTGTGGACAGATAATGTTCTTGCATATTACGCGCCACAATCAGCAAGTCGTGACCAACCTAGCTTTATGTATTCTTTCCGATGGGCTGCTGGAGGTTTGCCGAATATGCAAGCCGAGCGTCACCCGTTCGATCAGAAGACAAAGAGCGAGGAAGTGGAAGTTGGCTATTATCAGGATGAAAAGATTACGGGTTCTGAATACTCGTTCTTGCTTCGTTCGGTTAACAGCAGCACTTAGGTAATGTGGCGGCATCGGCTTAGGTCGGTGTCGCCATCCTTTGAGGAGATTTGAAATGGCACACGTACCAGCAAAAGACCCAGCACCAACAAAACCAGCACCAAAGAAGCGTTCCAAATGAGTCACGTACCTATCGAACGCGGAACGGATCGCAAAAAGCCTGTAGACGAACACCAGAAGGGCAAGTTGCGACGTGAAAAAGAAAAGAACGACTGGCGCAGACGAAACGGCAAATAATTTAATTGGCGAAACGCCACCTAAAAGGACAAGCAGATGCATATAGTAATTTACGCAAGCGGGATACCGTTTAATGGCGACACAATTAAAACAAGTTCACTGGGTGGCAGCGAAAGCGCCGCTTACTACGCTGCCAAAGAACTTGGCGCGCGTGGACACCGTGTTGTTGTGTTTACGGAAAGCAAAGATACAGGCAAGTTTGATGGTGTCACGTATCTGCACACTGGCGAACGAACGCAAAAGTCACCGATGGGTTCCAACTGGCATTTTTATTGCGAGAATACGCCGCACGATGTCAACATTATCCAGCGCGTACCGCATGGGTTTGCGTATGCTATTCAAAGCAAAATCAATCTGTGGTGGGCGCATGATATTGCGCTCAAGCGAAACAATGACCACTTTATGGGTCAAACATGGCAGACCAGCCGCGTGATGCCTGTCAGTCATTGGTTCAAAGAACAGATAGCAGACAACTGGCTATGTGATCCTGCGCGAATCAGTCCGATTCATAACGGCGTTGACTATTCCATATTCGATGAATTGGAACTGAAAGCGAACAACATCAAGAGTGATGACAAAACCATTACTATGTTGTATTGCTCACGACCTGAACGCGGCTTAGAAAACTTAGTAATGCCCGGTGGCATCATGGAGCAACTACAAGAACGTGCGCCGCACATACAGTTAAAGGTTTGCGGGTACGAACACCCAGACGCAGATAATAGTCTTGGCGGTTTTTACGGGATGCTTCGCGAACAAGTTGAAGCGTTACCGAATTGCGAACACATGGGCGCACTCACGAAGAAAGAGTTGTATACCTTCATGGCAGAAACCGCCGACGTATGGTGTTACCCAACGCAGTTTGAAGAAGTGTCTTGCATAACAGCGATGGAAGTTATGGGTGCTGGTATGTCGATATTCACAACGCCGACTGCCGCACTACCCGAAACGCTGGGTGATTATGAAAATTGCGTACTGATTCCAAACAAGGAAGATGGATCATGTAACGTGGATCGCTTTGTCCAGCGCCTATCTGATTTCGACAACAAATTCCGACGCAGACCACGACGCGATTATACGTGGAGCCGGGTTGCCGATGAGATTACCGAAGTCATTGAGGATTGTTTCTCAGAAGCTAATTCAAACATTGATGCTGTGGCGCGTCATTACTTACGCAATTCAGACATCACGGCATTGGAACATCTGCCACAAGACAAGGTATCAATCGAAGTAAAAGAACAATTGCCGTTATACGATTTCCGAAAGAGTCAGAAAGCATACGCAAAACATTATGCTGATGGCACAGAGGAAATGTACGATGGGCCAAACTTCAATTACGAACCGCCGCAGTTTAAGAACCACCCGCGATTTATTGAAGTAGCAAAACGCATGACCAAACTAACCGAAGGATCAAACGTTATTGATTACGGTTGCGCACATGGTCATTTCACGAACTACTTAGCCGAAGAATTTCCTCATCTTAACTTTACTGGTATCGACGTTAGCCCAGCGGCGGTTAAGTGCGCAGAAAACAAAGCTGGCGAGATGGGTCTAAAGAACGTTCGTTTTTTGTTGGATGATTGGTTAAGTAAAAACAAGACAACCAACCCGGCTTGCGATGCATTGATACTTGGCGAGATTCTGGAACACGTACCCGATCCGGTAGGATTCATGGATGTTGTGTCAAAGAAAGTTGGTGTGGTTCCTATCATTATCACTACGCCGTTTGGTCCGTGGGAGGAAATGAGTTATCAGAAAGAGCATCCCAAGCGTTTCCATATCCACCATTTTGAGCGTGGTGATTTACAAGACTTATTT